TAAATCGCACACAGACCACCTATCGCCGATTGAAGATATAACCTACCGGCGGTTGCTGGATTATTACTATCTTCATGAAAAGCCATTGCCAGATGATGCCGAGTTTCTATCTAAGCGCATTAGGCTAGACGATACCCAAGCCATTCAATATGTGCTTACTGAGTTCTTCACGCTAAATGGCGAGCACTGGCACAGTTCACGCGCCGATTCTGAAATTGCCAAGTACCAAGAGAAGTCTATCAAGGCCAGAGAATCAGCTAACAAGCGTTGGAAATCGGGTAGTAATGCGAACGCAATGCGAACGCATAGCGAAGGCAATGCTACCATTACCAATACCAATACCAATACCATTACCAATACCAAAGGTTTTGTTAGGCCAAACCCTAATGAGGTTGAAGACTATGCACAGCACATAGGGTTCTCTCTTGACGGTAATCATTTTTGCGATTACTACGAGGCGCGAGGGTGGCAGCTAAATACAGGGCCAATGAAGGATTGGAAGGCAGCGGTTAGGACTTGGAAGAGGAATAAAAAAGACGATAAAGAATTTAAGCCAAGGGAAATAATAATATGAACATCCCTCATAACGTGGATTTTAGAGACTACATCTCAATTATCGGGGAAGCCGAGGCCCAAGAGATACACCACGCGGGATTCTGGAGAGAGCAGCTACATGAAAGGGCAAAGAACCTCGAATTGTCCGGTGACTTATTGCCCTGGAGCAAGGTAAGTCAGCACTTTAAGCTAAGGTCTGGCGAAGTGACATTGTGGGCCGGTATGAATGGTCACAAAAAATCAATGGTGTTAGGACAAGTCGCCCTATCGCTAATGTGTCAGGGTAAAAAGATTGCGATTGCCAGTTTGGAGATGAAGCCAGAGGAAACTCTGTGGAGGATGTGCCAACAAGCAGCAGGATTGACAGTAGGCCAACCAAGTCAGGAATTTATCAATACTTTCATGGACTTAGCTAATGAGCATCTGGTGATTTATGACCAGCTTGACTCAGTTAAGACTGAGAAAATATTGGGCTTTGTTAATTACTGCGGCCAAGTTTTAAAGTGTGACCACATCATGATTGATTCCCTAGCTAAGTGTGGCATTGGTGTGGAGAACCGAGAGGGTGAGGCAGACATTATCAATCGGCTGGCTTGGTCGGCAAAACACTTAAATACTCACATTCACCTAGTCTCTCACGTGAGAAAGCCCCAGAGCGCGGGTGAGGAATACATCCCCAGCAAATTTGATGTGAAGGGTTCAAGTGCCCTAGTTGACTTAGTTGATAACCTAGTTATCTGCTGGGCCAACAAAAAAAGGGATTCACTAAAAGAGCTTGGTCAATTAGACGAAAAAGAGCAGGAGTATTTCGACAAAACTTTTGACCAGCTCTTGGTCATAGCCAAGCAAAGGCATGGTAGATGGGAGGGTAAAGTAGGACTTTTTCATCATCAAAGTCTGCAATTTGTGTCCAGGGAGGGCAAGCCAATAGACTACAAAATAGACCAAGTGTTTGATATTAAAGAAGAAAACACTGAAGAGAAAATAATTCACCAAATTGAGTTTTAGCTGTTGACAAAAATAGTATTATCCATAATAATTTAAATTCCATAGGAGGAAAAACAATGAGTAAATTAACTGACTACATAGAAAAAAATATTGCTGACTACGTTATCAAAAACGGCTACGCAGACATCGAAGACAAAAATGTGGAAGAGGAGCTTCACATTCTTAGTCACGATGAGAGCTTCCTGGATGAGGTGAATCATCACATTGAAGATGCCGCAGAAGCTCAGATACTGCTTACTAAGGCAGTGAACGGTGACTGGGAGGCAAACCTAAAATATTTAGGCATGGTAAAAAAAGGCATGAAGTCATACTTAGCTTACATCCTAGATGATTTGGCTTTTGAAGGGCTTCTAGAGGAGTGGCAAGACAACTACTCAAAAGAATATGCCGAAGAGCAAAGAATAGACTACCTGACAGAGATGAGTCGTATTTAATTTAGGAGGAAAAATGAAAACTAGCGAATCACTAAAACATTTTGCGCCAGCTTTGAGAAAGGCACAAAGCGAGATGGAGGCGGTTAAAAAAGACCAATCCAATCCATTTTTTAAATCTAAATACGCAAATATTGAGTCAATTATTGACTGTGTTACGCCAATTCTGAATAAAAATTACCTGTCCTTTTCACAGCATCCGGTGTCTACGGAGCGAGGGGTAGGCGTTACAACTATCCTGATGCACGATTCGGGTGAGTGGATACAGGAGTCTTACACCTTGCCTATAGCGAGTCCTAAGCCACAAGAAGGTGCTGCTGCGATTACTTATGCGAGGAGGTATGGTCTTCAATCCATTTGTGGATTACGGGCCTATGATGACGATGATGGCGAAAGGGCAATGGGAAGATGAGATTAATAGACTGCGAACAAGGTAGTGAGGAGTGGTTAAAGGCTAGATTGGGAGTACCGTCTGCCTCTAACTTTTCTAAAGTTTTAAAAATAAACGGAACACCGTCAACTCAGGCCAAGGCTTATGTTGATGCGCTGGTAGCAGAGGCTATTACAGGTGAATCTACTTATGTAAAGGTAACTGATGCTATGCAACGTGGCACTGAGTTGGAACCCTACGCTAGAGACAGGTACATCATAGAGACTGGGAACCAAGTTCAGGAAGTAGGCTTTTGTCTTCATGATGATTATCAAGCTGGTGCAAGCCCAGATGGTTTGGTCGGTGACGATGGAGGCTTGGAAATTAAGTCGCCTCTGGGAGGTACTATGGTATCTTATTTAAGAGGTGGTAAATTGCCCAGTAAATACTTTCAGCAGGTTCAAGGCTGTATGTATATCACTGGTAGGAAATGGTGGGACTTCATGGCATACCATCCCGACATGAAGCCCTTGATAGTTAGAGTGGATAGAGACGAATATTTTATATCTTGCCTTGATGAAACTCTAAGAAAAGTAGTGGATGAAATTGAAAAATTAGTCAATAAATATTCGGAGGAATAAATGCAATACGATAACACTAACAGAGGTGCAGTTTGGAAGAATGAAACCGATAACCCTAAAGCACCAGCACTAAAAGGCGAGTGCAACATAGGAGGGACTGACTATCTAGTGAGTGCCTGGAAGAACGACACTTCAGATAATCCCAAAAGACCAGTGCTTAGTTTTTCTTTTGAAAAGAAGCAAGCTAAAGCTAAAGCCCCTGAATCTACTGATAGCTTCGAGGATGTTCCGTGGTAGACCATTTTGGGAATGTGCTAAGGAGTCTCCACGAATCTTCTGGAGTCTCACAATACAAAATCGCTAAAGATATTGGAATGGCTTCATCTAACTACAATGCTATGCTGAATAGGAAAGATATGAGGTGCTCTACGTTCTTTAGTGTTTGTGAGGCAATGGGTTATAAAGCGGAGGATATATGCCAGTATCTGCGGTAGCTAGTGACCTTTCAGATTTAAAGAAAATCTTTAAGGACATTGATAAGCTAATCAAAAAGACTGGTTTTGCTAACATAGCTTACTCTGACGGGGGGATGAAGGTGGAGGACTTCACCCTCTCTTCCCTGCCTCAGAAAGCCCTCAAGGCTATTTGGATAAGAGAGGCTGCAAAGCATAACTGGAAGACAGAAGACGTTGATGACGCTATGTATGAAGGCATGAATAGATGGCTTAAAACTAAGTGTTACGGCGACACTAAAGAAAGGTTCCTTCTGAGATTTATTAAGAACCCAGAGGGAGGCGAGAAAGCAGAGGTTACAAGTTCTGCTAACTGGACAGTGGGGGAGATGACTTTCTTCCTGGACTGGATGCAAAACTTCTGCGCCAAGGATGGACTTATTTTAGAGGCAAAAGGAGAATACCTTGAAAATACCAAGGCTCAAAATATTTGATAAACAAAGGCTTGGAGAATCCTTGAGTGATGAGCTAACTCCACACGAGATTAAGAATCTTAATCAGAGTAGGAAAGCGTTTACTAATAAAGAAATATCATACATAGAAAAGAACAAGCCATACCTTCTTGCGTCCAATCAAAGAGAAGACATAAGAGAAATTATTAACAGTGGATTTTCCTTGATGTCCAAGGAATTTAGTATTGAGCTTCTCTCAAAAAGGTTTGCTTTTCACAAGACCATGTTCATAGGAAAAAATGTTGATACAGCACAAGATATAAGAGTTAGGTCATTGAGAGCAAGGGACTGCTTAATGAATGGCCTTTACTTCGACACATTGAAGCCAATTAAGGAATAGATATGGGCACTAAATGGGATAATGTAAATGCTAGGGCAACTCCAGACCCTCAGCTATTAGAGTATTGC